GCGGCCTCTTTGTTCGCCTTCGCCATGTCGTCGCCGAGAATCTTCACCAGCGAGTCGCGCAATTTCAATTGTTCGTCGAGCCCCTGTTCCGCTGTCTTGAGGTCCTTACTCTGCCCCATATAAAAGTGGTAAGCGTTCAAAAGGGGAATGAGCGCAGCGAGGTTCGAATCCAGGCCCTCCGCGTGCCGCTTCAGGCGCTCGACGTCCGCTTCCCCGGCGACAATCTGAGCGTTCAGCAGCGCAAGCTGGGTGTGCGCGTATTCGACGCTCTTTTTGGCCATAGCCTCCATGGCCTTGACGTTTTCCTCACCGATTTCCTTCACCAGCTTTTCGGACTGCGCGATTTCGTTCACCGCGTCCGCGGCTTTTTTGGCGTGCTCGGCAAACTTCACGATCTCTTCGCCCGCAAACGCGCCCAGCAGCGCCGGGCCCAGCAGGCCGATGGCGGGCAGCATCTCGCCCAAGGCCTTAGTCACGGCGCGGGGCAGGTGAATGCCAAGCTCTTGGGATAGCAGCCGCGCGGTTTCGCGGTTGGAAATCAGCCCCTTATCTACGCTCTTGGTGCTCTCTTCCCAGTCGTGATTCCATTTTTCCGTGGCATCATCGAGCTGCTGATCGAAGTCCTGAAGTCCGGGCGCGACGCCGGAAGTATCCAGCCCCAGCCCGAGCACGAGTCCGATTCCGGGAGAGTAAGACACGGAAACCTTTCACCACTGAGGCATTGAGACGCCGAGCAATCTCAAATCTCAAATCGCAAATCGCAAATGGTCTAAAGCTGATCCCAAAACTGCCCGATCATGTCCCCGACCGGGCGCCACGTCACCACCGAGGCCTTGCAGGCGACGTCGTAGACGGTGGGCTTTTCGAGCGAGAATGGGAATTTCCCAGGGCTCGACGGCCCCACGGCGTAAAGCACACCGCCAAACCACTTGTAGGGGTTCGTGCCGGAATTCAGCGGATCGCCGAACTGGCGGCGATAAGAGAAGCAGCCAACGCAGGGCCTGGGAACGCGCGTCTGTCCGCCGAACGTCAATTCCTGAAAGTTCTGCGCATTGGCTGGGAAGTTCGGGTCAGTGCCGCTCGAATAAGAAGTGTTGGGCATAACCTTGGCCACAGTGGAGAGCAGCAGCTCCATCAGCTTGCCGGTGATGTCGCCGTCCTCGCCCGTGGTCACGAAATCCATAGGCGCGGTAAAGTCGTCGGCTTTGATAGGGGACATCTTGGGCATGATGTTGAAATCGATCGCGCCTTCGTTCGCCCCCACAAATATCGAGGGTCCGAGATTCATCCAGATCGCCGCCCCATCCTGCACGGGCGCCCCGTAGAGCCCTCCGACCGGCGCCGAGCCGTTGCCGCAAGTTCCGGGGAAGATGCACTGCAGGATGTTCCCGTTCGCATCGCGGATTTGCTGGTCCGGAATGGCGGTCATCCCGGCAACCCAAACCCACGTTGGCCCCACCATCCTCCAGGTGATCTGGTTTGTACCGCTGTTATCGACTACGGTGCCGCCCACGGCGGTTGGCCAGGTGGGATGCGTCGCGCCGCTCGTCCCCGTGCCGGCAACGGCCGTCACAAGCTCGATGTTGGCGTTCGAGTCGATGCACATCGCGCCGACGGCGTAGGCATTGTTTAGAACCCAAGCGGCCGGCGTGGCCGGGTCGGAGATTTGCAGCGGCGTGCTCGGCCCGGGGATCGGCCGCATGCTGAAAAGCGGGCGCAGAATGTTCCAGGCGAGAAATCCGGGCCCCTGGTGGACGTTCGCCGAATTCGGCTGGTAGGTGATTTGGATTGACATTTTCGCTCCTTGTAGCTCTCAGCTTTCAGCTATCAGCTTTCAGCGAACTGTGCTTGCTGACGGCTGAGAGCTGAGTGCTGATCGCTTCTTCATTGTTCGATAATGTGAAACTCCACCGGCACGCTGATCCGGGCCACGGGGACCTTGCTTTCATCCCCGGGGACCTGGCCCGTGTGCGGGTCGTGCACGATCATCTTCTTCACCGAGCCCGGCTTGTAAGGCGTGGTCTGGCGCTCGTCCGTGTTATTCGGCCAGGTAATGCGCTGCGCGGTCTCGAAAAAGGCGAAGGAAGAAAACGCGCCCGTAACCGTGCTCATGATCTGATCGAGAATGCGCTCGTAGTGGTACGCCCAGTCGGAGAGCTGCTCGGGGTCTTCGTAGCTCAGATCGAGGTGGACCATGGCCGCAATGTTGTAGTCCCGAAAATAGGGGTCGGCGCTTGCGTTGAACACGGGATCGGAGGCCGTCACCGTGAGGCAGGGATACTGCGGCGCGGCCACTTTGCCTTTGTGGAAATCAGCGATCTGGTCGAAGACCTGGCTATTGAACGGCGTGAACCCGCCCGGCGCCGCCGCGTAAGCCGTAATCGCCGCCTGCTGATTGTTCTGAAACATGGCGATGAGCTGCTCGACCAGCGCGCCGCCGAAGAGTGCCTTAAACGCAGGTTGAAAAGTTCCCATGTAATTGCCGATTTTCGATTGTCGATTTTCGATTGCCCGGAATCGGCAATCGTCCATCGCCAATCGTCAATTCAGAGCGGCATCGCCGCCTGCCCCAATGGCACCGCTCCGTATCCTCCGCCCAGCACCATTCTTCCCACCTGGCTCGCCTGCACGCGGGTCAAACCAATGCCCGCTTCCTTCCCCACGCGGAAGCCGACAATGCGGTAGCGCGCGCCCACGTAGCGCACCGCATCGGACTGAAGCGTTCCGCCGAAATCATCCGGAGGCATTCCCAGCGGCCGGCGCGGCAGCGTCGAGCGCGCGCCGCCTTCGCCCGCCAGATGCCCTCGAAAGTGATAGCCCGCCAGCGGATTGCGGTTGCCCCACTTCATGCCCATGGGGCGTTCCTCGAAAACATGATCCGAGCCGCCAAAAAATCCCTCGAGCATTTCGCCTGTGGCAATCAGGATGGGCTGCTCGCCGTACTTCTTGAGCTTGCGCTTGGCGTAGTCGTCGCTGAGCGGCGCAAACGGCCCGATCGGCGTCGCCTGGTTACTTATCTCCCGCATCACGTTGGTCGAGAGCCGCGTTTGCACGTTCCACCAGTAGCCTTGCGGGAAGCCCGGCGCCGCTTCGCGGAAGTCCTCGATCGGCGTCTTCAGCCGGAACAGGATCGGCTTTGTCCCCGGATACCGCTTGCCATCGGCGTCGACGGTGTAGACGTTCATCGCGAATTTGAGAAAGCCTGGCATTTGCGATTTCCGATTTTGGCCATTTGCGATTTGCGATTGATGATTTGCGATTTCGGGTCCGGATCGCCCCTCCGGCGCCAGACGCTTTTAATCACAAATCACCAATCCTCAGAACTTCTGATTCTTCCCAAACGCCCGATCCTCGCCCCGGTCTTCGGGCGTCGAGCGGTCGGTTTCCGCGCCGCCGATGCCGCTGAACGTGTCGCGCGGACTTTCGATCTTAGCCAGCGAATCGAACAGGAAATCATAATCGCCGCCCTGCTGGCGCGGCTTGCCGTCCTTATCGCGGGCATTCAGACGGTCCAGCATGGTCTGGGCTTTGGCTTCGTACTCGGCGGCCAGCTTTTGATAAAGCGTCTGCCCGGTAGCGGCAAAGACGATGCCCATCTCGCCGCAGGCGCCGAAGCGATTGATTTTTTCGAGGAGATACTGCCGGTCCCAGCCGAACCCGTCAACCCAAGTGGCAAAGTTGCCTGAGAAGGGCGGCTGGGCGATGGCTTCCTGAAATCGGCGCTGAAGAATGGCATCGATCTGCGCGCCCTCGTCGTTAATGAACGCCTGGATTTGGCCGTCGGAGGGCCCCTTGGGTCCGTTGCGCACAAACGTGCCAAACATCCCGCAGACCGCATCGACCGTCGTGTAGGCCCCGCCTTCGATGACGAGCAGGATTTCGCCGACGTAGGTTTCGCCAATGGTCGAGATGATGGTAATCGAAACCGTGTAATTCGCTCCGGGCACGCCGCCCTTGAGCGTCAGGTCCACGGCGGTGCCATCGGGGTCGATCGCCGGCGCCGGCGAGCCGATCAAAACCGCCGTCGCGTCCACGCCCGTCACCCGGTTCGCGGCCGTTACGGAGACGATGCTCGCAATCGTGTTCCCAGCCCCGAGATCGCCGGTGAAATCGAGCGAGACGCCGAATTGTTCCGAAGGCGATTTGTAGACAAGCATGGTAATCAGGGAACAGGGGTTAGGGGCTAGGGACTAGGGCCAACCCCTGATCCCTTAATCCCTAATCCCTGCCTTTCAATACTCGACGTACACCAGCACCGTGGTGACGGCGTTCGGGGTGAAAATATAGATATTCGTGGCGTCGAAGCCCGCCGCCGCGGTCGCGGTGTCCAGGCTGCAATTCGCCACATTCGCGCCGCTGCCGATGGCCGTGAACCACACGCGCCGCGGAGTGCGCGGCAGCCCGTGCGGCACCGTGTTGCTGGAGCCGCCGGTCAGCCCGGTTACCGTCAAGGTCGCTATGTCCTTGAACGTGCCCCGGTTGTCTTGGACGATGTCGTGCAGGCTTGCTGTTACGCTAAGTCCCATGGTCTTTCCTCCTCGAGTAGTTCTTCCACGAATCGGGGACAAGCCGCAGACTGCAAAACCGGCAGTCTGCGCTACCCATAATTGATTACACGCACGGGTCCCAAAGATAGGCGGCGCAATTGCCCGCCGCATTGGCGACCAGCCGCTGGTCATAGTATTTCTTCACCCGCAGGAAATCGGATTCCAGCGAGAGTTCGCGCCAGCGCAGCACGCCGCTGCGCTTTGCCCAAAAGAACGTGTAGCCAAAGGCCGGCACGCGCAGTCCGGGGCGCGCGGGACGGTAGAACAGCAGGGCGTTGTGCGCGAAAAGGTAGCCGAGCGTGTCCGCCTGGCCTTCATTCACCGTCTGCTGCAGGGCGGCGGAAACGAGCACTTTATCCACCTTGAAGACCCGCGCCAGGTCCTGCTCGTCAAGCTGGTTTCGGGCGCCATTGGCCGTGTATTTCACGCGGTCGAGGATGCGCGGATGGTTGGACAGGATATCCATCACGTCCTGCGCCAGCAGCAGGGTGTTGGGAAAATCGCCGATTTGCGACTGGATGGTGCGCCGGCGCGTGAGGATTTCCGTCACCGGGTCGGAATTCACGTAGTCGGACCACAGCGCGGTGGTGGCCAGGTTGGCGTGGTTCGGGATGTTCGCGTCGGTGATCTGGTTGAAGAAATTCACTTCCTGATTGAGCGCGATGATGTTGGTCAGCTTCTCGGTCTTCTCGACTTCAAGCTGCGCGCCGGGATCGGCCTGCTCGCGCTCATCGTCCGTAATCGAGTCTTCCAGCGCATGGCCGTCCGCCATGTAGAACCCGCGCGCGTCCAAATCGACTTCAATTTGCTGGGCGCGCTGGCCGGCAGCATACGCGTCCTTGTAGGAACGGAAATGCTGCTTCGAGAATTTGTAAAACACGTCGTTTTTCTTCATGACGGGCACAACCGGCAGAACCTCTTCGGACACGAAAGCCTGGTTTCGGTACGCGATCGAGATCTGGGTTAGCGCCTCGTCAACGTGCAGTTGGTTGAGGCTGGGCATTTTTCCTCCGGAGTCTTCAGTCATCAGTTGTCAGTCATCGGTTCGAACTGAGAACTGACGACCGATTACTGAGAACTGTTTTCCGCGCCCAGCGTTACCCGGCACGACACGGCGGGCTGATTGATAAGCGGGCGAATGCGCCGGCAGACGCCCGAAGGTTCGCGGACCGCCCCGATCCGATCGGGGTCCGCGGTTCTTCTTCAGTGCTTCTCGAAGCTCACACTCAAATTGGCGGCCGCGCCGCTGGTGGCCGTGGCATCGCTGACCGTAATCAGGTCGCCCGCAGCCACGCTGGCGGTATGGCTGGTATCGCTGCAGGTGGCGGTCGTGTGCACAAGCGAGCAGGTGATGGACGTTGCGGCGCCGTTCTTGTTCACGGTCAGCACATCGGTGAGCGAGCCGCCCGGGGCCGTCCCTGCGTAGACGACGAAATTCTCAAGCGTGCCGGAAGTCGGCATCACAGCCGCGCTCACCGCGCTCGTATTCGAGCTGCACGCTATGGCCGCTCCGCCCAGGCCGAACACGTAGTTGGTGGCGTTCGAGCCCACCGTGCCCGAGCAGAATCCGGAAAAGGTCGCGGCGCCGTTCACGGTCACCGTGCCGGTGGTAGGCACCGCGCTCGACATGGCGATGCAGCCGGTGATGTTGCCGGCCGAAGTCGTGCAGGTATAGAGCGGGCTGGCAGCCAGCGCCGTGCCCTGCGTGCCGGTATGCGAGAGCGACCCACCGGAGCTCCAGTAGATGTACTCGGTTGCGGACGCCAGGGTCATCGTGCCTGCCGTGATCGTTTGCATCGCCGTGCTGCTGTAGTTGGCGATCGACCCGGCCGTGTAGGTCAGCGTCATGCCGGTGGCCGCCCAGGAAACGCTGGGCTGGCCAAAGTGCGCGCTGAAGGCGTTGTAATTCGCCGAATTCGCTGCGCTGGGCCCGGCAGTGCCCTGGCCGAAGGCGGCGGTCGGCACCAGGCAGCAGGCAGTCGCCAGCAGGCCCACAATCACGGCTGTCATTCTGAGGGAAGCGAAGAATCTCGCTCTGAGCAATTGGCTTTTCATAGTCTTTTCTCCTTCACAACAGTGTCAGTGCCCACCGACACAAACGGCGGGCGGGTGCGTGGCGGAAAGGCGTGCGGCGCCGGCCGTCACGCCTTGTAGAGATACGGCATCACCAGAACGCGGATCACGTCGCCCTGGGCGCCCGCCGCGTCGATCGCGATCCCCACCACGTTGTAGGTGGTCCCCGCCTGTGCCGGGCAGGTTTCGACGTAGCCCGAGGTGGCGGCGACGATCACCACAGCGCCGCGGGCGATTGGGGCATTGGCCACCACGCGCGAGATCCCGAAAATGCGCGTGCGGATGTTCCGCCCCTGGCCGGTCGTGGGAATCGACCCGGCAGGCCAGGCGGTGCCGGAGGTCAGTGTGTACTGGCCACCCGAATAGTCCGCCATGGCATCCGGCAGAATCGATTCCTGCGCGATGCCCAGGAACGCCGCATTCGCGCCCGCAGGATGGACACAGCCATCCGTGTAGTTCGTCGCGCGTGCGCTCAGGCAGGTGAATTTGCCGATTTCGACGTTTTCGTCAAGATGGAAACTTTGGTCGATCGCAGTGATGTCACTCATCGAAAATCCTCCATTGAGTCATTGAGTCATTGGGCCATTTGGCCATCGGGCCAATAGCAAAATGGCCCGATGACTCAATGGCTAAATCCGCTTACTCTTCCTCTTCCTGCGAGGCCTCGACGGCCATAACCACTTCCTCGGAGTACTGCCGCCACAACTCGGGCTTGGCCTTGGTGATTTCCGAAAGCGCTACGCTCAGGGAGCATTTGTTCTCTTTGGCGTAGGCATTCACTTCCGCCATCAGCGATTGCTGTGCGGTGGGCGTTTCGCCCGCGCCGGCATGTCCGTGTGCGCGCAGATCCACGACGGGCTTGGCTTCCTCCAGCAGCGCCGTGAACCCCGCCGCATCGCTGAGCGCCAGCTTGAATGCCGCGCCACGGTTCTTCGGCAGAACCTTTCCCGCCTTGATCGCCGCCTCGACTTTGCGCTCCGCCTCCTGCGCCGCCAGCACGTCCGAGAAGCGCACTTTGCCGGCATCCGCCAGCTCGCCGCACTTCGCGGTATTCAGCTTGCCGTCTGCGATGGCTTCCGAAAGCGCCGCAAAGCGGTCTACGGGCGCCTCGATGCCGCGCTTCACCATGGCAGCGGCCTCGAGCAGCGATTTCCCCGCCATGCCGATTTCAACAAGCACAGCGGCTTCGCTGGCCGTGCGGTCGCACCCGGTTACGTGCTGCCCGACGTACTCCTTCAGATGATCGCCATCGATTTCCCCAATTTTCCCGTCAGGACCGTGCACTTCGTGGGTGCCATCGGCGGCGCACTTCAATTGTAGTTTTCCCATTGTTTTGCCTCCTGGTTGGTCGAATCCAACCGAGATTTGCGGGCCGCCATTCCGGCCCTCGGAATTTACCGGCGCAGGAACGTGCACCTGGCCGAGACTTACAAACACTTTTTGGCTGCCTGCTTCCTCGGACAGGTGGAGCTGTGGCATCTCCTCGAGGAACGGCTTGTTGACCAGCGCCACGCTGGTGAGCACCGTGCCCACAGGCTTCCCCGTCACTTTATCCTTCGCGCCCCAGCGGATCGCCGGGCTGATGTAGCGGTATTCCCTGGCCGCAATCAATTCCCGCGCGCGCGCTGTGGGATCGAACCATCCCCAGAGAATCTGCTTTCCCGAGCCGTTGAAATTCTCCGGCGCGTCGAGCTTCACAATCCGTCCGGCCGAGAGCACGGGGCCGCCCGTTCCGTAAGGCACTTCGGAGGCGTGCTCGTAATCCACATTGATTTCGCCCGTGGGCTTGGCGGCAAAGTTCCTGCGAATCTCCTCGAGGTCGTCCAGCCCGACCGAGAACTCTTTCTCCGCGCCTTTCCATTGGCCGGTCACGGCGATGGGGATACGGATCAGGCCGTCCTTCGCCGCCTCGCCCAGGAGCACCATGAACCGAGGCCCGGTGTCATTGGCGATTTGCGATTTCTGGTTTGCGATTTCCCCGGCCTGTTCCCTATTCCCTGTTCCCCCTCCGGGCCAGTCCATCCCCTCGCTCTTGTAAAGCGCCCGGAGCCGCGTCTTCGCGCCTTCCTTGTCCGGCCCAGCATAGGGCTGGCCGCGGTAATTCGAAAACAAGGCCGCGTGGGCCGCCGCCATCAAGCGATGGTCCGGCTTCCCATCCTCGCCGGAAACCGGCAGATGCTTGCCTTCAGGAACGAGATAGCGCACCGCCATGGTTGTTCCTTTCGATCGCAAATCGCAAATCGCCAATCACAAATGCTTCACCGTTTCTTCCCCTGCGCCCGCGCCGCGGCGGCATCCTCGCGCCGGTCTGCGGCAGCTTGATCGAGGCGCTCGCTGGCGCGGTCTTCGGCGGCCGCTGTCTTGGCGGCGGCCTTGGCATCGGCCTTAGCGTCGGAGCCCCATTCATGCGGCGCCCACACTGGCGTTGGATAGACGGCGTCGCCAAACTTCGCCGCTTCCGCTTCAGTCAGCTCGAGGTCGATCCCCGGCATGACGAATCGACGCTCTCTCTCGATCCTTTTTCTCACCGTGTACTGCGCCATAGCGCCTCCTGTTGTGTTGTAGGGCCGAAGAGCCTTCGGCCCGGCCGAACGCTGTTCGGCCCTACCGGTAAATCACGCTCACCGCCACCGGGGCCGATGTGCCGTAAGAACTGCAGGCGAACACAAACTCCGTCGCCTGGCCGAAGCCGAGCGCCACTGTCGCGCTCGCCGAGCTCGTGGTTACAGACGTTGTGCCAAGCTGCTCGATCAGCGTCCAGGCATTCACCGTGCCGGTGGTCGCAGTCACCGAGACGGCGGAGCCGAGTGTCAGAAAATTCGTGCCGTCGTAAGTCGTTTTCGCCTGCACGGTGCACGTTCCGTAGCTGCCGGAAACCGTGCCGAAAGTCCACTGGATTTGAGCCTCGCGGGCGCTCGTGGTTGGCGTGGAAGTCGTCGTTGCCGTGGCCGTGGTGATGGTTATCGCCGGCGTGTCCACAATCACCCCGGTGGGACGCGGCTGCACGTTCGCGGCGGAGGCAGTGGGCAGGTGAGCAGTCGGCAGTAGGCAGTAGAAAACCAGGACAAGAAGAACCAACACACTCACCCACGACTTAATTCGATTTTCCAGTTTCCAGTTTCCAGTTTCCATTGCCTTCATCCTCCAATCGCTCGATGACCCGATCGCCCAATGACTCAATTCCTAAATGCTCTCTCCCTCCTCGCATTCACAGGCTTCTTTGCCCAAGCAGATGGCGCTTAAGTCTTCGCCAGGAGTCACCGTCTGCCCATTCGCGTCGATACAGGGATCGCAGGAATTCTTTTCCATGGCGCAGATACGAATCGTGCGCAGCTCGTAGCCCTGCTTGGCGAGCTCCTGCCGGATCTCGTCAAAAGCATCGCCACGCCCGGCGCGGAAAGTCCCGCGCGCCGCGCTGTCCGCGATCGTGTCGCAGAAGCCGTCCGCGTTGTCAGCGATCGCGCCGTACAGCTCATCCTCAAGCTCGTCCACGTCCTGGTCTGTGACGTCCGGGCCGTACTTCTTCAGTGCTTCGATCCCAGCGTTGGCCGCATCGTTCCCGATCGTCTCGTCAAAGAACTGCGCCGCGATGTCGGCGAATAACCCTCCGGACTTCTTAGGGGCTAGGGATTGGAGATTAGGGATTAGGGGAACATCCGCCGCCAGCGCCTGGCGCCCCGCAAAAGCCGCTGCCCGCCGCGCGCCTTCCAGCCGCTGAGATTCCTCGCGCACCGCCTGCCTGCCGGTTTGATAGAGCGGATCGAGAATCGCCTGTAGGGCCGAACTGCGTTCGGCCCCCGTATTCAACACGACACCGCTGGGCCTTTTCCCGGCAATCAGCGCCTTGGCCATCTGTGAGGCCATGGCGCGAATCGTGCGCGGCCGTTCCGCCCGCAGCGCCGCCGCGATCTTGGCCTCCGCCCCGCGCAGCGCTTTCCAATGCGAGGGGAAATCCACATGCGCTTCGTGCGGATAAACAAATCGCAAATGCTCCGGATCGCCTTCCTTGAAGAACGGAGACGGATGCGCGCGAGGAGCGACAAGCGGCTTCGCGGCGGCAGATAGGCAGGTCGGCAGGTCGGCAGATCGGGCCGCAAAAAGGCTCCTGGTATCCAGGTCCATCAACAGTATCGCCGGGTTAAACATTTGCCGACTGGCCATCATTTTTCTCTTGACAAACCCAAGGCCATGGGATAGACTCTAACTGCATCTCGGAGGTGCCTATGTACAACAGAGCCATCATGAGTTTTCAGCGCATCAGTTATGGGCCAGCGACCATCACCACCATGATTGGCAACGAGCCCGGCTACTGCGAAGGTGGCCGAATGCTCGTTTCCATCGCAGGGCCGGGGCTCCCAAACATCCGCGTCACAGACTCGGGTATCGAGCCGCTCAGCCCCGATGACATGCCGGGCAACGGCATGGGCGTGATCGTGTTCGGTCACTCGAAAGCCGACCGTCCGCGTCTGGGGCTGGACGCTGCTGCGACCGGGGCCATCGGGGGCCGCAGACGCACGGCTAGAAAAATTCATGCAGCTCGCGAGAACGGCAAAAAAGGTGGACGGCCCAAGCAGCATAAAGCGATCCTTTAGAACTTTATAAACACCGGGCTGCCGTCGATGGTGACCCAGTGGCCACCTTCCTCGGCAACCTGGCCTTCAAATTTCTTAGCCTCTTGCACTGCTCCCCAGCGGTGATCTTCGACAGCTTTCGGATTAGAGCCGCTGCGCGGAGCGGATTTGGCAAGACTCACTCCCTTCCGGTTTGCAGCGATCCCGGCTTTCCATTCCTCCGGGCTGACCCCGGCTGGTGGTGACTGCTTCTCAAGTTGGTCCAGCTTGGCGTTCGCCTGGGCCACAGTGAGCTTGCCGCCGGTCACGCTGTGATAACCTCCCATGACGCCCTGTCCCCACCTGCCGAGGTAAACTGGGGGATGCGAGCTAACTGTCATCCCGCTTGACTCGCCGTACTGTGGGTCCGGAATCCGCTTGGCAAATGCGTAGTTGTAGGCCACTGTGTTACCACGGTCTAGGCCGGCAAGCGTGACCGCTGTTTCGCTGGCCTGAGTTTTCGCCGACTGCCCACTGCCGACTGCCGACTGCCCGCCGCCGGTCGCCTGCCGCATGCGCTCTTTGGCGGGCACTGCCATGCGCCCGCTCGGCAGCGCTTTCGAAGTGTCGCCTGGCTGCGTGTCCCCGGCCGGGGGCCGAACGCTGTTCGGCCCTACGGCTGCCGGCTGCCGGCTGCCGGCTGCTTTCTGCGGCTGCCCCTGGGCATTCTGAACCGGGATCTCCTCGTCTCCGGTTTCCATTTCCTGGATGCGCTCGACAACGGGCGCATACCGAACCCGGGCGGTCTTGCCCTTGAGCGGCAAGCCGACCTTGCGGCGAATCCAGTTTTCCGTGTCATCGTCGGGCTGGAGGAGGTCGTTATCGTATTTCGCCGCGTCTTTGCAGGCTTCCAGCAATTCCAGCGGGTTGGTGACGATGATATTGGGAGTCACGAGGCGCGGATAGAGACTCTTCTGATCGGCTCCCAGATTGTAGTTGTAGTCGACCAGGCGTCGGATCGAGCTGTTGGTGATCGTCTCATCAACCTTGCGGGAAACCGCTTCGAGCGAGAGATAGAAGAAATCGCGCATCGAGCCGCCCAGCGCGCGGCTGCCGGTTTGCGTTGTGCCCAGCGTCAGGAAGTTGGCCAGCACGGAACGCATGATCATCTCGCTGTGATGCTGGATGGATTCATGCGGATCGCGAATGCGCCCGGTAATGCCGGTGAGGGCGAATTCCCAGCCGTTAGGCAAAGAAAGCCCGGTGCTCTCGTGCGCGGAAAGCATTTGGACCCACTGCTGCGACGCCTTGCGGTCTTCGGCGGAGACGTTCACGCCTTGCTTGATCGTGGGCACGCCCAGGCCGTTGCGCTCGATCGAGATGGCGTCGATGCGGTAGATCTGCGACTTCAGAAACCAGTGCTGGTAAGCGGCGCGCAGCACGGAGCGGCCGTAGAAATACGCGCCTTCCTGCTCGTTCACGAAGTAGGCGAGCTTTTCCGCGGGCACCAGGACATTGACAAAGTTGTTACCTCGATAACCGTATTGCTCCAGGAAAAGCAAAGTCTCGCCATCATCATCAACGTGGTAGCGATAGAACGTGTAAGGCAGGCGGGGAGCGAGCTTGCGGAGACGCACCTTGTCTCCGTCAACGTGCCAAAGATCCTCGTGCGCCGCGCAACCGAAATCGAGGCAAAGTAGCGCATTCTCCTTCACCGTCTCGAAGTTCTGAGTGACCCACTGCCCGGTGCTGGTGGGGGATTCGAGCCCGCCGAAAAGGTTCTCTTTGGCGAATTGGGCGAGTTCTTTCGCGAGCGCGAAGCCCTGCTCACCCTCTTTCACGCCCGGAACGATTTGCGATTCCGCCGCGCGGATAGGCAGCTTGCAGGCCATCAGCGCCGCGCGCACGTCGGCGTCTGAGCGCCGCATCTTTTCGTAAACCAGGAAGGCTGAGCGGCCTTCCATCACCGGGTTGTATTCGCCCAGGTCGCGCAGGAATCCGGCGAAGTTCGCAGTTCCCACGGCGCCTCTCAGCGACGTGTCGGTTTTCTGGCCTGTTCCCTGTCCGCTGTTCCCTGTTCCCTGCACTTGGGGCTCAGGAACAGATCCACCGTCTGGCCCGGCAGCGGGGTTCAGGCCGACGTCATTGCCAATCGGGCCGCCCGGAAAGAGCGTGACCATCGGATAACTCGCCCCGGGGGTCAGCACTTGGCGAATTGTCTCTAAAAACGACATCGGGTTTTCTGGTAGCGCAGACCGCCGTGTTTGCGGTCTGCGGTTCTTCCTGACCCGTGGACAAGCCGCAGACTGCAAACACGGCAGTCTGCGCTACCTCTTCTTTCAGCGAACGGCCGCCTGCTGACGGCTGATAGCTGATGGCTGAAAGCTTCTTTCAAAACTCTGCCGGCATTGCCTCCATCACGAGTTCCGCCGATCGCGGCACGCCCGTAATGTACCCATCCGCAAGCGGGCTGCCGGGCCGATCCGCGGCAAGGTCCGCCATGGCCTGCGCCCAGAAGGCTTCGGCGTGAGACCAGATTTTCTTCTTCTGGCCGCCTGCAACCACCGTATCCACCTCGATGCGTGGAGCGTCGAACGTGACGGCCGCGCTGCTTTGCTCGCGCTTGATGGCCATCAGCTCCCCGCGCACCTGGGGATCGTGCGGGATGCGATTCAGGCGCCGCTCGTAGCGCTTCTTCATGCCCGTGGCCATGGCGATCTTGATGTTCACCGTATCCGCCAGAGCACTGCGCACGCGCGTGGTGGAATCGCCCTGCTCCATTTTTTTGATCGACCCGCCGAAGTTCACTCCCATCACATGGCTGGGATAATTTGCGGAGAATTTCTCATAGAGCGGGAGGCCAATGCCGGTCGAGTCCAGCGCGGTACGATTGGCCAATTTCACCAGCGGCATCAGCACGTCTTCCTGGCAGAGTTTCCCGGCTTTCTTATCCTCGTCGGGGATAAAGAACGGCATGTTGTGCAAGTAGAGCACCAGCCTGCACCAGGCGATATCGCCCAAATTCTCGCGCAGCCAGGCGCAAGTGCGGTCTCCGGACCTGCCGAAGTCGATGCCGAGGGACAATTGGCCCCCGGTGCAGCGATCGAGCACAGCCTGTAAATTAAACTCGCGCACGTCGCTGATCACCACGCCGTCGCAGCCGCCGTCCTCGGCGCCCGAAACCAGGTCAAGCGTCAGCCATGCGCCGACCGCTTTGAGGAACACGCACAAGAATTCCTGGTTAAAGGCGTCCTCATCCTGCATGCCTTCGCGCATTTCCTCGAGGTTGATGGGGCAGCCTTCCGCGATCGCCATGGGCGCATCGAGATAATGCCAGCTCCAGGCGCCCGGCGTGCCGTCAGCTCGCGGGGGGCGAAAGGGATTCTGTGCGGGCGCCACAGCATCGGTTAGGCCTACGCCTTTGGCAAGATCGTAAAACTTGCCCTGCTCTCCGTTGGGAGTGCTGAGCACCCGCAATTTATGCCCCAGCGCGATCCCGCGCAGGATTGCCGCCCAGATGGCGTAGCTGTCCTCAACGTGCGCATATTCATCAAGATCGGAATTGCCGGGATAGCCGCGCGCCGTGCGCGGGTTGCACGGCAGCGCGAGGATGCGCGAGCCGTTCGAGAATTGGCAGCGATGCTGGATCAGGTCGGTTTTGCCCAGCTCGTCGGCGTAAGGCTCGTGATAAATTTCGGCGGTAAAGTTCATTGCCTCTTTGATTTTCCCCACGCCTTCCATCATGAACTCGATCGCTTGAGCGTCCGAGGCGCTCAGATAGTTCCAATAGGTACGCGGCCGCTCGACGCACTCGAGCGTGTTCTCGACCGCCGTGCCGAACGTGAAGCCCGTGCGCGCCGACTTTACCGCGCCCTTGAACCGCGACCGGTCGTCAACCCACCTTTGTTGGTACGGGTAGAGTTGAACCACCGGTGGCAGCTTCACTTCCGGCTGGCTGAGCTGCACGCGCGGGTAATCCGAAGACGCGCTCCCGGATGCGGTCAATGTCTTCGCGCGTGATGGCCCTGCCGCTTTCGATTTTGTTTCTCGCTTCATCCGTCGCTTCTTCCACGTTCCGGTTGTACTCCGCGATCTTGAGTTCCAGGGCTTTCTTTTCGTTCTCCGCCGTCTGCCTTGCCACCTCGAGCTTGCCCGCCTCGATTTCCTTGTCCGCCTCGAGCTGCTTCCATTTCCGCAATTCCGCCAGCAGCTTCATGACGTCCTGCTCGGCAAGCTGGCCTTGCTGCTGAAGCACGCCCTCGAGCGCAAATGCCTCGATGATTTTCGCGGCATCGCAGGCAGGATCTTCTTTCTGCTCCTCCAGAAGCACTTTCACCTTGTTGCGCGCCTCGCGGTAGGAGGCGCGGTCTTTCTCCTGCTCTTCCCAGATGCGAAGCTGGTAGTAGTTCGCGCAAGCGCCAATCGAAACTTCCTCGTTGTACAGCTCCCAAATCAGCGACGCCACCCGGGTGTGGGTCGAGTGATTGGCGTACCACAGCTTTACCTGGCCCAGCAGCCCCGGGTGCTTCCGGTCAAGCTCTTCGAGTTTCAGCAAGCGGTAAAATTCAGCCATGCGCGTAGGGCCGAACGGCGTTCGGCCCCATCGGTCAACTCACCCGGGCCGAACGCTGTTCGGCCCTACGATTCAAAACCTAACAAACTCATCGGGCGGAATCCGCCCGTCGTGCAGGTCCACGGCCCGCACCGTGGCGCGCACCATCTGCAGCTCGAAATCCGCGCGGCCGCTCCGCAGCGAACGCCGCTCGATGTAGCCGCGCTGCTCGAGGCCGTTCAAATGGAATGTCTTGCTCTTCTCGTCCGGGAAGTACCCCTGTCCGGCGAGCTGCACCCAGAGATCCCGAAGGGGCATCCATTCGAGATTCGCGAAGATCAGGGCATCCAGCATGACGCCGCGTTCAAGCTCCCTGTGGAGCAGATCGTTGATGTTCGGCATATTTGCACTCTCGGCAATTGCTGATCAGATCGTTCACTCGCGCGCTGGTGGTTTGGATGGCCAGCCACACGTCCTTGTTGGTCTGCGCCTGCTCGCGGGCGTAATCGCGAAAGCCTTCCGCCACCGCACGCATCGATTCGCCCTGGACTTTCATGCCTTCGCCGAAGCTGGCCAGCGCCTGAGCCTGCGCCTGGAGCAGCGAATTCATTTCCTTCTGATTGTCGGCGCTCTGCTGGATCGCCTGGATCACTCGCCCGCTGGCCTGGCCTCGCGAGAAAAAAAGGTAGCCCAGGGCGATGCAGGCGAAGATAAACCCGATCACTCCAACTGCGGCCAAAATCGCGGTCATGCTCGTCCCTCCAGGCGGTGGGCAGGCCGGCAGTCGGCAGGCGGCAGTCGGCAGTCGGCAGGTGGGCAGTCGGAAAGAACCGCGAACCCCCGCTGCTCCCTCGCCCAGATCGCCAGTTGCAGCCGGCTGTGCATACCTCGCCGATCGAAGATCGACTGCAAGTGGTTCTTCACCGTCTGCTCGCTTATTCCCATGATTCCGGCAATCTCGGCGTTGCTAAACCCGGCAGCAACGAAGCCTGCCACTCGGGTCTGCGTTGACGTCAGCCCATCCAGCAAGAGGGCAGGGTTGGGGAATTTCAAATTTGAGATTTGAGATCCCGACATCTGCCGATCTACCGGCCTCCGTGTCTCTGTGCCTCTGTGGTTCACTTGCGCCCCGCCCTTGCGATTAAATAACCGGCCGCCGCCGAAATCACAATCGTCTCCGCGCTGTGCTTCACTCGCGTCCACACGCTGCCGCCCTTGGCCGCTTTCACCGCCGCATCCCGTTCTTTGGTGAGCGACGTGATCTTGTCCTCATCGATCGAGGTTTGCATCTGCGCGCCGGTCAGCTTCTCGCTGCACTCTTTGCAGGTAATGAGTTCATCGAAAAGAGGCCGCATGTCAGCGGCGGGGATCTGCATGCCGGTAATCGTGGGCGGCGTGCCTGGAGCTGCGCCTGCCGGCGCCGGCGTCGTTACTGTCGTGACGGGCGCCGGCAGGGTCTGGGGGAGAAAAGTTGGAATCTCGCGCACAATTTGCGCGGGCGTAACAGCCTGCGCCTTAACTTGCTCGAGCGCCGCCACACGCTCTTTGAGGTCGCGAACCACGAGCTCCGATTGCGATTTCAAGTCCGCCTGGTTGGCGTGCTCGGCTTTCAGCGTGGCATCCAGCACGGCGCGATCCACGAGGGCGCCGTGCCACTCGTGCACCACAACGCCCAGGGCGAGCCCCAGCAGCGCCGCAACAGCCAAAGCCGCTTTGTGCCCTTCAGTCATAAGAACCAGCTCTCAGCTATCAGCTTTCAGCTCTCAGCGAGCCGGAGGAAAGGCGAACGCTTGCGTGCCACCGTCGCCAGTGCGGTGGCTCGTGATTCTCCGGCTCGCTGAAAGCTGACGGCTGATAGCTGACAGCTTCACTACGGCCTTCCAAAAATCTTCTGCACGGACTCCGCGCCTTTGCCCAGAAAGTACATCACGGCCGGAAAGCTGGTGGCGCCCGTCAGCTCAGGCAGTTCGTGCTTTTTCCACACCAGGAAGCTCACCCACGTAATCACCGCGGCCAGGGCGAGGAAGGATGCAAAGCGCGAAAAGCTGGTCTCGTTCGAGTCGCTGAAAAGCTTCTTAATCCACTCGATCATGGCGAAATCTCCGTAGCGCAGACCGCCGATTTTGCGGTCTGCGGTTCTTCCCGGTGCAAAAGCCGCAGGCCACAAAAGCGGTGGTCTGCGCTACCATTGCCGATCTGCCGCGCCGTCTATCCGCTGTTTTCACGCCATGGGGACGCAAAGAGCAGCCTGTCGGCGCGGCAGGCGCGAAACTACGAGCCCGGAGGTGCCTGCACTCCGGGCATCTTGGCCAAGTAAGCGAGGTACGTAATTTTGTTGGCCATGTCCTGCGTGAACGGCACGACTTGGGATGCTGCCTGGGCCACGGCCGCTACCTGCTGCGCCTGGATCACCATGTTGTGGACGTTTGGAGCATTCGCCAGGAACATGTTGTTGTCGGTGAACAGCTCCTCGGTGCCGGCAACGGGCGGCCGTTGGGGCAAAGGCCACGGGTTCGCAATCGGGTTCGACGTGGCCGCGCCGTCTGCGAGACTCCCGGGCTCGAAGCAGTTGTAGCTGGCCGCTTCTGCAACCGTCATAACCAGGTGCGTGATCGTGTACGCGCAGCTTCCATCGGCGTTGTAGGCTTGGCTGCCATTGGCGTTCAGGGTGAAGTTGATCACCGGATAGGCAATGAACCCTCCGCCGAGAGGCAAGATTCCGGTGAGCGCATTGGCCGGGTCGCTTGCGGACCGCGATGCCGCTTGGGGATCAACCCAGTTCTTGTACCTCTTGCCGCCCGTCATGTTGGCCGCGAGGTAAGTAGGGGCCTGGCCGGCAGTCTTCAGGGCCTGGTAAGTCGCCTCGTCAAGTGTGGGGAATAACTGAAGGACGCTGAACGGCGCTTCCACCGTCGCAATGGGTATGCTCGGCGTTGCCGGCGCTGCGGGAGTCGATGTTGTCATAAAGCCTCCAGTCGAGAGCAGTAGGGCCGAACAGCGTTCGGCCCGAACCGATAGTTACTTCTTCAAAGTTGCGCTGAGCTTCACGAATTCGGCCGAGGCCCACGCCTTGAGGCGGCCAAGCTCATAGTGCACGAAGGCCGCTAACCCGATGCCCAGCACGACGAAAAACAGATAAACCATGGCCGTTCCCCCTGGGGCCGAGGCAGCGCCTCGGCCCTACGATTTGCCGATCTGCCCACCTGCCCATCTGCCCACCGAGAAAAAACGGCCGGCGCGCGAGTGGTGCCAGGGCGGGAGAAGGAGGAAAACCGCCCTCCCGCGCGCCAGCCAGGCGGTAAACTTAGCTCTTCGCCGGCGCTGCGGCTGCCGAAGCCGCGGCGGGCGCGGCCGGAGCGGCAGGCGCGGGCGCGGGCGGCGTCACTATCGTGTACTGATAGGTGCGAACCATCGTGGCCGGCGCGGTGGGCACGACGTTCAGGGTGTCGACGTCCTGGATCTGCCCTTCGGCATTCGACGCCACGTAGGTGATCTCAGCCGATTGCCCTGCCGGGCCGTCTGTTAGTGGAATCGTGTCGGGATCGCCGCCCGCTGCAGCGCCCACAGCTACGCCGGCCGGGTTTGACGAGGACGCGGTAAGCGTGCAAGAGCCGGTGATGTCGTTCCCAAATTGGTCGAATACCTGGATGCTCACCGCATTGGGCCCTGATGGAACGTTCACGTTAAGGTCTGCCATTTTTTTTTCTTCTCCTTCGTGTCGATGTTTGGACTTAACAACGTACTTGTAGGTTCTCCGCATGGATCGCGGGGCCAGGCGGTGCCGATGCTCGGCTGTGACTTCCATCTGCGCTACGCCGCCTCCCGGGGACGAAAATGGAAACTGGAAATTGGAAACTGGAAAATGGGAAGACGCGCCGATTTTCGAATTTCGCTTTTCGAATTGCGACGCCCTGCTTGCGGGTTGTAGGTCTGCTCTTCGCTCAGTTGGGCAGCGGCGGGTCTAGACCACCGCCGCCCTCGGCCGAGAGTGATCAGCTCTCAGCTTTCAGCTTTCAGCTTCTTTCTTTTCCGCTTTCCTGCGCCGATGACTTAGGCGGCGCGAAATCGTCTCCGGGCGGATGCCCAGGGCGATCGCCGCCTTGAACTGCGAGCCGGTTTTCTCAACCACCTGCGCGATGATTTGGTCCATAAGCTCGGCAAGATTCACAGGCAACTCGCAATCGATCACGACGCGTCCGCTCATGACGTCTATACAGTTAGAATGCTTCATGCGTGCTTGTCAATCCCCCGACGAGCCGTTATTGACAGTCTCTATTGAGCAACTGTCAATAATCCCGGTTTGGCCATCTGAAATCTCAAATTTCCGATTTTCGGCCTGCCCATCGCCCGACTCCATCACCTTGCCTCCAATCGTGCAAGGGCGCCGCCTTCGCGCGCCATGACTGCCCTATCCTGGTGGTTTCTCCACTCTTCCGCCGCCTGGATGAACGTGCCGCGAAATCCCGCCGCCCTGGCCAGCCGGATGTAATCCCGCGCCGCCTCGCAGCGCTCGGCGAACTTCGAGCAGAGCACGCCCTTTCGCCTGCCGGTCTTAAACATCGCGACCTGCTGATGCCGGCCGCGGAAGAACGACGACGCGCACAAGGCGTAAGCACAGCCGGGCAGTAGGGCCGAACTGCGTTCGGCCCCGGCACATCGGCAGCTAGCCATCGAAGACCGTTCCATCGTCATGTTCATCCTCCATCCAAAATGCGAAGTCGTCAGGCGGTCCGGCGTAGACCGGTTCGCCAATCTCGTCGTACTTCTCACGGCAAAGGTCGCTCCACTCTTCATACTCCTCGTCGGTCATCCACATCCAAGAGGTTTGGATTTCCAAACCGCAAACGCGGAAGCCATCGTAGCGGCGCGTGGCGCATTCGAAGTGCCACGACCGGTGCAGCCAGGCCCGCAGTCCGCGACACTCGCCAGGCCGAAACCAGTGAATCTCAAATTTCAAATCACGCATTGTTTTTCCCGATCTGCCGATCTGCCGACCTGCCCACCTGCCGGTTTTCCCCCACGCACCGCCGCGACCATCTCTTTGCGCAGAGCTTCCTTGGCCTTGCGCAGTTCTTCCCGATTTTCGAATTTCGAGTTTCGAGTTTCGGCTTGCGCCCGCGCCAGCCGGTCCAGCATCTCCTCGATCAGGCCATGCATGCGGCGCGGATCGAGTTCCGTGACCGAGCCGTAGTAGAGATACGGCGAGCGTTCGAGCCGCTGGTGGAGCATCGAGTCCCACTCGCCGCCATAGAGCCGCCGAGCGAGCCAGAGAACGTAGTGCAGGATGTAGCGCTTGGTGCGCAGCTCGATGTACATGGCGCGGACGAGTTGGCCCATCTCCGCGCTTTCGAGCGTGGTCCAGGACTCGACTTCGCGGCCCAGCACGGCTGAGGAATAGTGCAGCCGCTCGAGCCGGTCTCCGGAAATCCCGCGCTGCTTCGCGAGGCGCTTCCAGAGAGGGAAAAGCTGTTTCATTGGCGATTTGCGATTTGTGATTTGTGATTTCCGGCCCATCTGCCTACCTGCCGATCTGCCCATCTGCCCGGGCATTCCTCCCTCGTAGTCCGCCTTGAGGGACTCGAGGTCGATCTCACGTCTTTGTCTTCCCATTTTCGTTTCCTCCCTTTGTTTCCTCTGCTTCGCTCGCCTCACGGCAAGCACGCTGCCGGGCACCAGGCTGGTGTCGGCGTTCAAGTCGAGCGTCTCTCCCATCATTGCGTAGTTCGCGATCGCGTCCGCCTCGGTGCCTTTGTGGAATGGCAGGCCCACCTCGGGCGCCGCAGGGCAGTGCATGATCTGGTGAGTTCGCAACCACTCAATCTGTTGCTCGTTCATCTCCGTGCCTCCGTGCCTCTGTGGTGCAAAGGACTAAAAACCCGCTCGCCCGCCGATGCGGATCGCGCCGCAAGCCGCGCAGCAGGCGTGTGCCAACCACGGCCACCCATAGGCGCAGGACCATGCCGGCGAGCCGATCCGAGAAAGCGAAAAGCAGCAGCGCCAAACCCACGGGCGCCGAGTAGCTGTAATCCAGAACGAGTAAAATGCCGCCCAGCGCGGCTGCGAGCATTTTCATGAGAGAAGTCCTTGGCCGGCAGTCGGCAGTCGGCAGTCGGCAGTCGGCAGATCGGGGGCCCGTCTCGGCTCCCCCGGGGTTTCGCCAGCGCCAAAGGCCAATCCCTGCGGCTGCTGTAGCCAGCGGTTGTACCGAAGCTGCGGACCTCGCCGGAACCAGCGCGATGGCTCCTGCTTGGATCTCGAGGTTCGGAAGATTTCGATGCAGCGGACACGGCAGTTTCGCCCCACGCGCACCAGCCAGGCACGTTCGAGGCGCATAAACGGTCCCTCATTGTCGAGCCACATCGTGTGAAACCACACGACCGCCTCGCGCGCGATCCAAGCCGCGGTCATAAGCAGTTGCAGCTTCTGCTGCTGATTGAGAGAAATATACGGAGGGTCGAGAATCACAAAGTCGAAACTGTCACAGCCGAATGGAGGGAGCCACGCATCCGCGAGGACGTCTGGCCGCGTCTGCGGGTCGATGTCAAGCCGCAGCCCAAAGCGAGCGTGGCCGCCGAACATCTGCAGAACGGACTTGCCCTTTGTGATCTCGAGGAGCAGGCTCTCGACCTGGGGAGGAAACGCCCAGCCGTCGTGTCGTGAAGTCCGCCTCCGGGTGCACCATAGCACCTCGATGGGGAACTTCTTGCTCGCAACGGATTGTTCCTGCTTCGCCATCTGCCTACCTGCCGACCTGCCCATCTGCCTCTCCCCCTCCCGCCTCTGGCAGTCCAAGCCTTTTCCGCCTCTCGGCATCCAATCGCCTCCACTCCGCGAGGCAGGGATGGGGCGGGTGGGGCTTCTCAATTCGTTTTGGCGATCCGTACTCATCCAGCGGGGCGTGCGCATAGTTGGGGAGCTTCGGAATCCAGCGCACCGGCTCCTCGGATGGGTTAATCCCATCGGACCGGAAGCGGTTGCGGACGCAGCGCACCAAAACGTCGGCCGGCCACGCTCGGAGATTGTCCAGTAGGTCCGCCAGCACCTTCGCCGTGTGCCCTGTCCACGGTACTGTGAGGCCGTTTGCAGCCGCGTAGCTTTCCGCGATCACCTTCCGCACGGTGACATGCCGGGGATCGGGAGACCCGGCCTGTCGCCTGTTCCCTGTCACCTGTTCCCCGTTCTCTGCTTTCTGCAGCACGTCTTGCGCGATCTCTCCTGCGCCTTTGAACATAAGGAAATCTCAGATTCCAGATTTCAGATTTCAAAACGCGTCGATGGTGCCGCGATTCTCGATAAAAGTGATCTGCCTCGACCTGGGAAGATAGCGGCCAGCGACCGGGTTCCTAAGACGCAAAGCTTTTCTTATTGCGCTTTCGGGGGTATTGCCGGCCAGAATCCACAACCCCGAGGGGAACCCTGCGACCCTGACAAGCCATAGGGTCCGCGAGCGGTGCGCTTGTCTTTTTTTCATAATTCACCATTCACAATTCAGAATTTCCGACCTGCCGACTGCCGACTGCCGACTGCCTACTGCCGACTGCCGACTGCCTACTCTCCTCAAATGAGCGCCGCCTGGCTGCCGGACAGCAACGCATCGGCATGCAGCTTCAGGCGGTCGCCGAGATCTTCGTCGCGCACAAAAAGCTGGCTGAGCGCGATCAGCTTCCAGCCTTCCTGGATCATGCGATCGTGGTATTCCTGCCGCTCCTGGGCGGTGGCGGGAAGGAAATAGCCCGCCGACTCGCCTTTGTCGCCGATAATCGGGTAGCGGCCTTCGTCGCGCATCCTGGCAATCACCCGCTTCACCTCGCGGTGGCAGTCCTGCTCTTCCTGATTGCTCCGGGGCACGATGCCTTCGGGCCAGATCGTGTCCACGACCTGGCGGATACGAATCGCCTGCTCGTGGCCGCGCCGCTCGAGAATCAAATCGTGAATGCGCACTTCATCACCACCGAGGCGCGCGCGGAATGCGGCATTAACCGAAATCGAAACGGCTTCGAGCCCGAGCGCCCGCGCGCCGTGGTTGCAAGGCGTGACCGCCGTGTAGCCGCCGTCGAGAGTGACCTTCCGCCAGCCGGTGTCGTCGCATTGGAGACATCGTTCCATGGTCGAAACTCGAAAAGCCTGTCATTCTGAGCGAAGCGAAGAATCTCGCCCTGCCCTTAAAACTCGCTAGGCCGCGCCAGCCCGCCCGGCCTGCTCCGAGAGTTCCTGCACGCGGCGCTTGAGCTTCGAGATCTCGCTCCGCTGCTCCGAGAGCTCGCGCCGATAGCCCACGAGCGTTCCTTCGAGCTTCCCCATCTGCGCGCGCAAGTCCGACATGGAAGTGCACAGCTTGCCGATCATATCGACGTTGCCGGGGGACATCAGGCGAGGCACGAAGAGTGCGTCCTCGGCGATCGCATCGATAATCTCGATGGGACTGGCCTGCAAAACCGTCACTTGCTCGCCGTTTCCATTTATCATAAGAAGCACTCCCTGCGGAATCTCAAATCTCAAATTTCAAATCTCAGCCGGCCGCTCGACCCCGCCGAGCCTGGCGGGGCTGCGATCATTCTCGGATACCAGGAGTCCTCGTTTCTCCTGCTGGCTCTGGGCCGGCAGGGCCCAGCGGCCGACTGCCTACTGCCGACTGCCTACTTCCGTTTCCTGCTCCGCCTCCCGCACCAGGGCCTCGACCAGGCGGTCGATCTCGCTGTTGTCCGCCTCGATGATGACGGAGTCGGTGCCACGATCCAGCGTGACGCCAAGCTGCTTCAGAACTTTCTCGCCCATCAGGAGCAGGGCTTTGGCCAGCGGCTTGCGCTCGACTTTGACCAGGGTCGGGTAAAGCTCCGGGAAAAGCTCCTGTATTTTGGCGGCAAGCTGTTCATTGTCCGCCCATTCGGCGCGGTCTTTGGCCTTGCGATAGCCCACCGTAATACCGCACAGCAATAGGCTCTTAGGCTTCTGGAAAAGCTCGGGAGCTTCCTGGATGGCCTGGAAAAGAGCGGCGTGGGCTTCGCCGGCGCGCTCGACAGCGCGCTTGATGCTCTCCAGGTAGATTTTGCGAATTTTGGCGGCTTCGGTCTGCATCTCGCCGACTTTGTCCGCCAGCGCCGCCCGCTGCTTCGAGTACTCGCGCGTCAGTCTTTCGATTTCCGCTAAGTTCATGGTTTTCCTCCGTGCCTCAGTGGTGGTACGTCAAAATCCAGGTAAAAAGCGCCGTCGCAGCCACTCCGCAAAGCGCGCCGAAACCGAACAGCATGAGGATATCGATCTTGCGCAGGCGGTCAGCCGTGTGACGGCCCCGCATAAAGGCTGAGTGCTGCGTGTCGGTGTTTTCTCCGTCCATGGTTTTTCTCCTTCTCCCGAAGGCCGAGGCACCGCCTCGGCCCTACGATCTGCCCACCTGCCGACTGCCTACTGCCGACTGCCTCACATCGCCTCCATCATCTTCCCCGCCGCCGCGGCAATTAGCCCGCGCAGGCTGGCGTGTTCGTTGCCGGGAAGGGCGCGAAGCTTCTCGACGTTGCGGGCCAGGAAGCGCAAGCGGCGATAGCTGAAATAGAGCTTGGGAAATTTTTGCCCCGTGAGACGCGAGCGGTGAAGGTAATTATGGTCGATGGCGCGCGCCGCCTTCTCGACCAGAGCGAACGTGGCAGGGTCAAGCTGAGCGCCGAAGAACTTCGTGGCCACAAGATCAAGCTCGTCGGGCTGAATGCCGCGCAAATGCTCCTGGATGGGAATGCGCGAAAGCCACTGCTCGACTTTGCGGCCCAGGCCGTTGCTCAGCTCGGCCATGAAACTAAAGTGTCCGGCCAGCAGCAGGCCGCACTTGGCTTCGTCCATCAC